TTCACGAATTCGCCCGCCCCGTTCCCGTCAAGACCCCGCTCGGTCTTGGCTCGGTGTGGTATGTGGAGTCGCAGGGAGCCTATTTCAACAACATCTACGCCGTGATCCTCGAGGACACCGGCGAGACGCGCTACATGCGCAGCGATCAGTTCGTCGTCTTGGAGAATCCCACGATGGACATCAAAAATTTGGGCGCCGCGCCGGTTTAACCAACGGCTTGGGGAAGCTGGCGTTGCGCAAACGCACCGGCCGGCGCCCGATCTACTTCGTGAACGAGCACGCACAACGCTTCAAGCCCACACCGCACCCTGTCATGCAGGTCGATCTCGACTTGCTCGAGAAGCTGGGGCCGGACGAAGGCTGGAAATATCTCAAAACACGCGAAGAACTGATCGCCCGCGAGGCATCAGACCCGTTCCGCTATGGTTACATCCCGCCGGTGTGGAAGCGCGCGTCTGAATTGCTGGAAAAGCACCGCGAGATCCTCGTCATGGGCGGAAACCGCAGCGGAAAGACCGAGTGGGCGGCCAAGGAGGTCATCAAGACGATGTATTCCAAGCCCGGAGCGGTTGTCTGGTGCTTTCAAACCACGGCGCCCAACTCCATTGAGTTGCAGCAACCCAGAATTTGGAAATATATGCCGCCGGAGTGGAGGACGGCGAGAAAAGGGCAAGTCACAAATATAACGTACAGCGTTAAGGGGGGCTATACAGAACAGAAGTTCGTGACCCCACAAAACAGTATCTGTGTTTTTCGCAATTATTCGCAAGATCCGAGCACGCTTGAGGGCGGCGAAATCGATTTCGCTTGGGCGGACGAGCTGGTGCCGCTGGATGTCCTCGAAACCCTCCGTTTTCGGTTGGTTGACCGCAACGGCAAGCTCGCCGTGACCTTCACGCCGGTCGAAGGCTGGTCGCCGACCGTGGCCGACTACCTGTCCGGCGCCAAGACCATCACCGATACGGACGCCGAGCTGCTCCCGCTCAAGAACGACAAAGGCGAGATCTCCGGCTACGACAAAGTCCCCATCGAGCAGCTCAATCCCAAAGGCCGCCCGATTCTCTACTTCCACACCCAAAGCAATCCCTGGGCCGGCTGGTCGCGGATGAAGAAAGAGCTGCAATCTGAAACCAAAGAAAAAATTTTATGCAGGGCTTACGGCGTCCCAACCAAAGCCATCAGCGGCCGCTTCCCGCTCTTCAATCCCAAGGTCCACGTCATCCGCGCCTCGGATGTCCCGCAAGGCACCCGCTACCACTGGGTCGATCCGGCGTCTGGAAAAAACTGGGCGATGATCTGGACTGTCCATGACACCGCTGGCCGCATTGTGGTGCATCGTGAATGGCCAAACCAAACGTCATACATCGAGGGCATCGGTTATGCCGGCGAGTGGGCACTCCCCGATGGCAAAAAGCTCGACGGCAGGCCCGGACCCGCGCAGCAGGACTTCGGCTTCGGCCTTGAACGCTACAAAGACGAAATCCTCCGCGTTGAAGGCGGCGAGGAAATCTTTGAGCGCTGGATGGATTCGCGCTACGGCAACGCCCGCACGCTCGGCAAGGAATCGCCGACCACCCTCATCGACGAAATGGCCGACCTCGGCATGCTCTTCACCGCAACTCCGGGCGACAGCATCGATGAGGGCGTGAGCATGATCAATGACGCCCTGTCATACAACCCCGAGAAGCCCGTCGATTCGCGCAACCAGCCGAAGCTGTATATCAGCGAGAACTGCAAGAACGTCATTCACTGCATCCAGACGTATACGGGTGCGGACGGCAAGCGTTCAGCGAACAAGGACTTCGTCGATTTGCTTCGTTACGTTTGCCTCTCCGATGCCATCAACGTCGAAGGCGACATCCTGCGATCAACCGGAGGAGGAAGTTACTGATGAGCGAGCGCGACCAGCTTTGGGCCGATCTCGCGCGGCGCAATCCGCGGTTGCTTAATAATCCGCATTTTACCTCGGCTGGGCTGCGCAAGTTTTTCGACCGCGTTTACGAAGCTGGCTTTGATGCAGGATACAGCGCCGCCAAGGAGCACAGCGGAATGAACACCGGCTCAAATGTTTTTTCCCAAATATTTGGAGCCTTTGAATTCAAATGACGCAATCGCCGCCAGCCCCGCCCAGCCGCCTGCGCCCCGGTCGCCGCGGCAGCGACATCCCGCGCTGCGGCATCTGTGCCAAGCCGCTTCGTATTGAGGACATCCACGGCCACGACATCCACCTCGGCCCCGCCTGCTGGGACTGCGGCCCGCATCTGCAAAATGCCATCCACGCGCTGGAGATCATTATCATGCGCCGCGGCTAATTCGCCATTCGCAAACAGCAAACACCTTATGTTCGCAAAAACCAAGACCATCCCCATTGACCGCTACCAAGTCAGCGACAACTACGACCCCAAGGGCGCCCTGTCCTTCACCCGCGAGCAAGCCCCGCCGGCGTTCCTCGCCGTGATGACCGAGCTGCAGGACCGCATCGCCGACACCTCCCTGCTCGTCAGCACCATGGCGACCGCCAAAGAACCCGGCTGGCTCGCCCACGCCAGCGGACAACTCAACGCCCTCCTCGAGTTGTGGGACACCCTCGAGCAACGCCGCACCGAAGCCTCGCGCTTGGAGTAGGTTTTGCGCCGTAGTTCAAGCCACGTTATAGAAACGCCCTGTATTTGTAACGAAACCCGCAAGAAAAACACCCCTGTTTTTCTTACAAGTCGCCGCTCCCGCACAAAAGGTGACAGAAAGTGCAATCACTTGTGCAGAACTGTAGCCGATCCTATCCACGTCACACCTGCCAAATGTCTCCCAGCGACACAATCGAAGTATCGCATAACGATACCGTCCCGCAAAATAATGCTGGACTTTTTATAATCAGCCGCTATACTTGTTAGTATCAAAGTGGAGTCGTGCCCTCATGGCACATCGGTTTGATCGGACTGGCGGACGCACCGCCTGGCACTTCTTGAGGGTTTACTCATGGACGAAGGGAAAGCAGCTCCGGCTGCAGGTAAGGACGATATACTCTCGCTGGCTCTTGAAGAGCTGACCGGGCAACCGGCGAAAAGCGAGGAAGCGAAACTGGATGATGAATCCGGTGATCTTTCACAAGACGAGACAACCGAGGAATCCGCGGAGCAATCCGAGGAAACCGAAGATAACGAGGAAGCGACCGAGGACAGCGAAAGCTCCGAGGACGAAGACGAGGCCGGCGAAGACGAAGCGCCCACGCAGGACAAGGTCCAGAAGCGCATCGACAAGCTGACGGCTCAAAAGAAAGCCGCCGCCGAAGAAGCCGCCACCGTCAAAGGCCAATACGAGGAAGCCCAAAAGCGCCTCGCCGAGCTGGAAGCCCAGGTCAACGAAGCCGCACGCCCTGTGCTGCAGCCGACCGCGGAGAACCCGCTGGCCGATGTGGACACCTCTGAAGCGCTGGACGCCAAAATCAAGTCCGCGCAGGAAGTCCGCCGCTGGGCCTTAAAAAACAGCGACGGCGCCACGGTCAAACGACCGGACGGCAGCGAGGTCTACGTTGATAGCGATGCCGTAAAAGACTACCTCCTCAAAGCCGACGATGTTCTAACCATCCACGCCCCGGCGCGCCAGCAATGGCTCGCCCAGCGTCAACCGGCCGTCGAGGCAGCGAAGAACCTCTTCCCCGACATCTTCAAAAAAGGCACGCCGATGCACACGGCGTTCCAAGCCACAGTCAAGCAGGCGCCGGAGCTTTTGAAGCTCCCGCAAGCCGAATACTGGGTCGGTCTGGCCCTCTACGGAGAGCAGACCCTCATGGCCAAACAAGCCGCCGACCAAGCCAAGAGCAAGGCCGCCGGCAAAGTCTCGTCCGCGAAAGCAGCAAGCAAAACGCCCACACCTGTAAAGCCGATCAGCGCGCCGAAAACTTCGACCAAAGGCGCGTCCAAAGTGACGCGCGACAGAATGCTCGCCTCGGGTCGTCTTGATGACGTTGCCGATTTTATGAGCGAAGCGCTGTTCGGATAAACCTCTAAAAAGAAAGAATTAAAATTATGTCAGCTCCCGCTGGAACCCTGTTCCCGGCCGTTGGAAACCGCGAGGATCTCCTCGACGTGTTGACGGTTGTGGACGCCAAAAATACGCCCATCTCGTCTTCCATTGCGAAGACCGGTGCGGATATTTCTAATCCTGCAGTTTACAGTTATTTGGCCGATTCCTACAACGCCGTCAGCACTGATGGTGTCGTTGATTCCGCCGACGTGTCCGAGTTCTCGGACGCCACCGCCAACCGCGTCCTTTTGAGCGCCCGCGCCCAGAAAATGCGCCGCACCGTCCGCGTCTCGGACTTCCAGGCCAACCTTTCTGACGTTGCCGCTATCGGCCGCAAGAAAGAATTTGCCAGGGCGACGGCCAAGAGTCTCACGGAACTAAAACGTGATATTGAGGCGACCATCAGCTCCGACAACAACTCCGTCGAAGGCTCCGGCTCCGTCGCCTATAAAACGCGCGGCCTCGGCTCCTGGATCGCAGCCTACACCGGCACAGGCGACTTGCCCGTCCCGGCCTCGCAGGCCACGCCGTCCGCGTCGCTCAACAACACTGCGACCGCCTCGCTCACCGAGACCAACCTGCAGAACGTCCTGCAGTCGATCTACGAGCAGACTGGTTCGCAGGACCGCTTGATCATGGTGGCCGGCCCTTCTCTCAAGAAGGCCATCACCAACTTCACGCGCTTCACGGTGAACAGCACCTCGAACGTGTTCAACTTGCGCCAAACCGCGCAGGCCGCATCGTCCGACAAGCTGGTGTCGAACATCTCCTTCTACGAAGGCGACTTCAGCACCGTCGAGATCGTCACGTCCTTGTTCTTGGCCGCTAACGCCAGCACGGACGCCGAGAAATACGCCCGCGGCTACGTCATGTCGCCCGACCACCTCATGCTCCGCTACGGACGCCGTCCGCGGTTCCAAGAGCTGGAAGACCAAGGTGGTGGACCTCGCGGTTTGGTGGACGCCATCGTCTCCCTCGCCGTTATGTCGCCCAAGGCCATGGCGAAGTTCAACGCGACTGCCTAATTCAACCCCAGAACAACTAACTAGGATATAATTAGCATGAAAGTCTTTGAACTTCCCGCCAACACCAAAGCCGCCACCGGCTTCACGCACAAGGTCATCCTCACCCATGAGGATCTGACCGACACCGACGCGGCCCAGACCATTAACCTCATCCCTGTGGTTGCTGGCACGGCCGTCAAGTCCGCCGCCACCCGCCTCGTCAGCGTGTTCGACAGCTCGGACGCCGCGACTATCACCACCACGGTGGAGATTGGTCACGACGACACCACGGCTGACGCCGACGAGTTCATCACCTCGCAAGAGCTGAACCCGAGCGGCACCGAAGTGTTCTACAAGGTCAACCCCTCTACGACGCCTTACGTCATGGAGGCTGGCACCACCGCCTCGCCGAAGTATATCCAAGCGGCCTTCGCTTGCACTTCGGGCGACAGCCTTGCGGACCACAACACCGGCGAACTTGAGGTCTTCCTCGAGATCGTTGACCTGAACGCGTACTAAGCGTCTTAACACACGGCGGCTCCTTCGGGAGCCGTCGCAGTTAGGATGTCATCAGAAATCTTCGGCGATCTGGTCGCCGACATGGATGGCGAGTTAGCGCAACTCGTCCGGGATGAGCTAAAGACCGGCTGGCACGCCCAGCAAGTCATGGCCGGCATCCAATCCACCCGCGCCAAGCAGCTCAACGACCAGATCGAGCACTGCACCGTCGATGGTCTCGGCCAGCATGTCATGGACGTGCCGGCCGATGCTTATTTCGCGTGGCAACAACACCTTGGCCGCGACTGCTGGGGCGACAAATCGTTCCGCTCTTGGTTCCTCAAGAAAAACCCGCAGTGCGCGGTCAACTACACTCCACGCAATCCCTCCATCCTCGTCCCATGACTCTTAAACGAGAAGACCTCACCAAGATCATCGGCGACATCGACCAGGCCGACGCTGACGGCTCCCAGTATCAACAGCGCAAGGTCAAAAACTTCAACACCCGCTACTGCATTTGGCCCGGGCAGACCGACGACGGCCGCAAGCACCAGAGCGCCTACGGTCAAAAGATCTTCCCGTGGGAAAATAGCAGCGACGTTAAGATCTTCCTCAGCGAGCAGATCATCCGCGAGCGCGTCATCTCCCTCGTCAACGCCTTCTTCAAGGCCCGCGTCCAAGTCCAGCCGGTCGAGTCCATGGACATCGACAAGCGCAATGCCGCTGAAAGCGTCCTCAAGTGGCTCCTCTTCAGTCACTGCCTGGATGACCTTCGGCGCGAAGTCCGCCTCGCCGCCGAGATGCGCGAGACCTACGGCCTCGCCATCATGGCGGTCGATTGGGAGCAGCAGACCCGCGTCGAAATCAAGACGTTCACCATGGAAGAAGCCATGATGATGCTGCAAGAAAGCCAAGACCCCAACCTGCAAGCCCTCCTCGAGGTCATCCTCGATCCTGAGCAAGAAGAACTCGCCGCGCAGTTGATGGGCGAAATCATCCCCGAGCTAGGCACCACGACCAAAGTCCGCCAGTTCCGCGAAAATGGCGAAGTCGAATGGGAGCAGCCCTACATTTTCTCCAGCAAGCCGGTCGTGCGTTCTTTGGAGCCTTGGGAGGACATCATCTTCCCGATCCAAACGGACTCCATCCAGCGCGCCCCCTTTGTCGCCCGCCGAGAACTCCTCAGCGAATTTGAACTCCGCGAGCGCGCCACGCTGGAGGGCTGGGACAGCGAATGGGTTGAGCGCGCCGTGAAGCACAAGGGCGAGCTGAAGCGCATCCACCTCAACATCCACCGCAGCGACAACTTCCTCTTTGAGCAGCTCCGCGACCTCATCGAAGTCTGGCACGTCTACAAAAAGGAGCACGACGACCGCACCGGCGCCACCAAGGTCACCAGAACGGTGCTTTCGTACAACATCACCGACAAGCCCGCTCTTCATGAGCTGATGCCTTACGACCACGCGCAGTATCCCTTCGTCGAACTCCCGCGCGAACGCAACACCCGCCCGCTCCTCGAATCCCGCGGCATCCCCGAAATCGTAAAAACGGCCCAGGAAGAGATCAAGGTCCAGCGCGACTTCCGCGTAGACCGCGCCAGCATCAGCATCCTCCCGCCGCTCAAGACGCCCGCCGCCCGCGGAAAATTCGACCTCGTCCTCGGCCCCGCCATGCAGATCCCCGAGCGCCGCCCCGGAGAAGTGTCGTGGATGGCCCCGCCGCCGTTCGACCAAGGCAGCATCGAAGTCGAAGCCGCCACCCGCGCCGACATCGACCGCTACTTCGGCCGCATGACCGAAGCCGTCAACCCCAACATGGCGATGCTGCACATGCAGGAGCTGGTCGATAGCTGGCTCATCGACATGAAGCTCGTGATGGCCCAGGTCATGGCCCTCAGCCAGCAATACATGACCCCCGAGGAGGTCGCCCGCATCACCGGCAACGAGCAGCTCCAATTCAACGCATCGCCCCAAGACATCCGAGGCCGCTTCGACATTACCGCCGAGTTTGACGCGCGCCTCCTCGACAACGAAGCCCTCGGCGCCAAGTTAGACTACCTCGCTAAAGTGCTCGTTCCCTTGGACAGCTTCGGCGTCATAGACCGCGCCGGCCTCGTAAAATATATGTTCCAGGCGGTTGACCCCAACCTCGCTGGCATCCTCGTCCAAGACATCGGCCAAGCCACCGCCGCCGAGCAGGAGGACGAGCAAGTCCAGTTCGCAAAAATCAGCGCAGGCACCGAACCGCCGCTCAAAGAAGGCGGCCAAAACGCCCAAGTCCGCCTGCAAACCTTGCAGACGATCATTCAGTCCAACCCCGCCGTCCAGCAGCGCTACGCCCAAGACGAAATCTTCCGCAGCATGATCGACGCGAGAGCACAAGCCTTCCAGTTCCAGCTCCAGCAGCAGCAAAACGCCGTCATCGGCCGCACCGGCGCGCAACCCGCGCTGCAAAAGATGGCCCAAGACCAGCAACTCGGCATGTCCGCCAGCCCCATGGCCGCAGCCTGACATGAACAACAAACCAAGCGCCGCCGGAATGAAATTGCTTACCGCCCTCACAGGACGCGACGAGTCGTTTTGGCGTCCAACGCAACGCGCATTGTTGTCAAGAGCGATGCAGGATTTTCGCCCAACGCCAGAAGGCGACCGCGTCACGCGCCAATCCGTCCATAACAGAATTTTAGATCACTCAAATAAATTTGGGATCTGGGATGATTCGCGTGTAAGCCGCTTAACGGGACATTCGCAAATTGACGACATGGTGCGGTCTGGCCAGGTTCGCCCGCCAGAGCTGGCTCAAAAAACACGCAAGGACAAAGTCTATTGGTCCATTGGCGCGGCCAAGCCCGGCAGCGAGTCGCAAGCGTATGGACAAAGGGGAATCATCCTTGAAGCGTCATCCAAGATAAAAGACTTGTCCCGCCCGCTGGCGCTAAACGAGGTAACCGTTAAAGCACAAACCAAGCCAGGCGTATGGCAAGACATCACCGACCAGGTCCGTTCTGCTCATCAGGCACACAAGAAGCAACTTGCCAATGTCCCACAAAGGGCCGCCAACGCCGCTCGCGGTGACGCGGCATTTGCCGGCCCATCCGCTGCCCGCGCCATGGCCGACGATGCCTTTACCTACGGGATGATGGGCGGAACGCTTGGGGCTATCCCGTCCGGTTTTTTGAACAATGCGGTGTATCGACCGACACCAACACCTTAATCGCCATGCACCCCAACGTCTCAGTCAGAAACATCGCCGGTCTAAACATTCCGCAGCATAACGCCGTCGAGCTGAATTACGTCTCCACGACAAACAACCTTTCCACGGTGGTCTACAAGGAGGGCGCTCAAACCGTCGCCACGCTCACCTTCACCTATGTCGGCGGCACGCCGTCCTCGGATGACGCCAAGATCGCCACAGTGACCCGCAGCTAATGGCCATCAAGTTCAATCCGCTGACAGGCAACTTCGA